TGGCGCGTGGGCTCAGCGCCGCTTTCACAGACCTGAACCTCCCAAAGAACAGCGCGCTCGGAAAGGTGTGGGACCGGGCCTATCGGCGCTATGCGATGAATCCCGTGTACAGCGACCCGGCCATCATTCGGAACTATCCCGACTGGATCGCCGAATCGCTCCGCTCGCGAGGTGGGCGCATTCCGCCGGGCGGCTCCGGCATGATGGGTGGCACGAGTGTGCCGTCGGCTCCCGTTGCCGCCGCCAACGATGTCATGACCGGCGTGGCCCAACCTAGCCCCGCCTACCAGCGCGCTAAGGCCATCATTGAAAAGCGCGGCGAGGCCGGCTCGGTGCAGCTCAGCGGCAGCGTGCGCGGCAAGCCCGGCTTCGCTGACCTGCCAGAGGGCGCTCAGTCGTCCCTGTCGCACGCCGCCATGGGTGCGCCGCAGACGGCGTTCACCAAGGAGGCCAAGGATGAGGTCCGTGCCGGGCTCAAGGCCAACCGCATCATCTCCGAGTCGGACCGGAAGCTCGCTCTCGACTTCGTTGACTCGATTCCCGACGAGCTCCAGTGGAATGGCAAGCTCGCGCGCAAGTACGGTCGCCTCGTTGGGCGCCGCGGCGAGGGCGGCGAATTCCGCGACGAGTTGATGCGCCACGTCGAGGGACGCCTGATACCCGACGATCCGATGATGCAGCGCCTCTACCACGACCGGAAGATGCGCGACGCATTCCTCCGCGGCGTCGACCAGGGCGCGAGCGAGCTGGAGAAGACAGGTAGGCCGCTCGACTCCAGCGCGTTCCGGTCGATCAAGGAGACGCTCGCCAAGCACGACTCTCAGAGCGGCTCCGTGAATATCGGTGTCGGCCCAAACTTCTCCCTCGCCGACGTGGCCAAGAGCCCGATGGGCGTGGTCGCTGGCGCAGGCGGCGCTGGGCTCGCCATCAATGCCGCCGTCCAGGCGCGCGCAGCCGAGCCGCCGCAGTCGCCAGAGGTGGCCTACCGTGACGCGCTCCTGGAGATCGACCGCGCCGGGCAACAGCAGGTCAAGACGCTGGCCTCGGAGGCGCTCCGAAAGAAGCCTTCGCGGGGCAAAGACCGGGACCCGCTCGTGCTGTTCGCTGGAAAGCGCAAGATCCAGGATGCCGTCGAGGAGGCTCGCGAGCGACTGGACGAGATCGCCGCCGACCCGACCACGCTGCTCCAGCAGGTCGGTGGCAGCTCCGGCGAGCTCGGTCGCACCCATCCTTCCGTGTACATGGCCGTCACCGAGAAAGCCGCACAGGTCGCGGCGTACCTCCAGGCGGTCATCCCGCAACGCACGGTCACGACACTGCTTGACCCCGTGGGAGCAGCTCCGTCATTCGACCGGGCATGGGACTTCGCTGCACGGTTCGTCGGGGCCACCCAGCCGCGCGTCGCGCTCCGGGAGATCGTCCGCGGGGCGGCGCCGCCCGAGATGCTCGAGGCAGTTCAGCAGAACTGGCCCGAGCTATGGGACGGATTCCGCGCTGAAACACTCGGCCAGATCCAGCGCATGCACATGTCCGGCCGTCACATCCCGTCCGAAAAGCTCCGCCGACTGGATTCGCTGCTCGGTCTGCGAGGGCAACTCGACCCGACGGCGGCGCCCGAGTTCACGGCTCACATGCTCGCGGCTCAGGACGCAGAGCTGGCGCGTCGGCAGGAAGGCGGGCAAGCTAGTGGCGCGGTCCCCGGTGGCGGCTCGGGCGCGGCGTCGTTCAGGACGCGGCTCGACGCGATCAACAACGAAAGGCAGATGGGATGAGCGTTGCAGCAGGAGACGGGCGCATCAATGTGCGCAGGAACGTCACGGCAGGGTCACTGCTGGGCGTGGGTGGCGCGCCCAAGAGACGGGCGAGCACGCTGCTCATCATGAACGAGTCAATCGACACGCCAGGCACGGCGGTAGTGTCTGGAGATGACGGCGTCGAATACACGGTCGATGTACCAGTGTCGTCCACGGTGGAGATGTGCGGCGACTTCGAAACGCTCGGCGCACTGACCGGCGTCTCGGTCATCGCAGGCTGGGTCGACGATGGGAGCGTGCAGCGCAATGGCTGACCAGAAGAAGCCGGCGCAACCCGCGCCAGTCGAACAGCTCATCGCTCGGTTCCAACTCGAGACCGACCGCGCTCTGGCCGCAATCCGCGAGGACATGGGCCGCGCAATCGGCGACCTGGCTCGCAAGGTGGCCACCTTGGACGACCGCTTCACCGAGATGCGGGACGCCGCGTCGCGCCAGGCCGTCGCGCTCGACTCCGGGTTGCACCACACCCGTAAGGCCGTCGAAGAGGTCAACGAGGCCATGAAGGTCGCCGCACGGAGCGCACAGGAGGCCCGCGATTCGGCGCTGGTCTACGAGAAGCTGAAGGAGTCGCAACCCGACTTCACGCGGCAGGTTCAGGCGCTCGAGGTGCGACTTGCCGCCGTCGTCGACTCGAACGCGCATCTTCAGGAACAGGTCACCAGGCTCGTTGGGCAGGTCGAAGATTTCGAGGTCGTTGCCGACTCGTTCGACGAGGTCAGCGGCGAAGTGCGAGGGCTCGACCTGCAGGTCAAGAAGCTCGACACGCTGACCAGGACGAGCAGGTCGCTCTAGGATCAGCGTTAGAACGTCCGGTATGCTACCAAGCCGCACCCTACGCTGAGTGACAGCGTAGCTGGATTCGAACCAGCGCCTCCGGACACGTCGACACAGATAGCTCAGTTACGCTTCCGCCGCAACATGCGCTTGCCGGCCCTGACCGCGGCGGCCTTTTCCAGGCGCTCCTGATACTCCGCGAACCCCGCCTCTCCCGGCTTCGGGCGCGGCGGCTTGGCGGCGACGAAGAGCTGGCTCAGCTGGTTTACGGCGCCGAGCACGGCGTCCGCCACGTCATCCACGAAGCCTTCCCGGTGACTCTGTCGATCCTCGCTCCAGGGCAGGGCGCTCCACTCGCTCAGCACGTCGGCGCAGTGCTCGGGTCGAATCTGAAGCGAGCCCGTCTTCATGAGCGCGCGCAGATACTCGATGCGCGGCTTCTTCCGCGGCTTGCCGAGCGCCTGCACGATGACGCCGCGATTCGCCATGTTCTGCACGAATCGGTCGCCTTCGCCTCCGCAGTCCGCGTAGATCTCGCCCGTGCGCCACGCCGCGCGCAGTGCGGCCAGCTCCACAGCGATCTCGTCATCGTCCAACTCGGGCACGTAGTAGGCGCGCAACAGGACAATCTCCCGGCCCCTGAGCGACTTGGCGGCCACCGCGAAGCCGTTCCCGTCGCCCCAGCCCGGGTCAACCACGACGACGATGCGCCACGGCTGGTCACGCGGTAGCTCCCATCCGGGCGGCAACATGTTGCGCTCCGCCGGAAGGTACACGAGCGAGTCTGTGTCCTTGACCCAGTCCGCCAGATACTCGCGGCGAAACTCAGCCGAGAGTTTCGACAGGATCGGTGCCCATGCCGGATCGTCGATCGGCGTGTCCTTCAGCGCGACCAGCTGCTCGACGATGGCATCAGCCGGCGTGTCATCGAGGATGTAGTTGCCCTCGTTCAGCTCTTCACGCAGGTAGCCCGCTGCATCGATATACGGATTGTCGAGCGCGGTCCACCGGTGCGACGACCAAGCGTTCACCTCTCGCCCGGTGTGGTCGCGACCAGTGCACTTCTCGTAGTAGAAGCCGCGCGGGTCGAGACCTGGCGAGCCGCACAGAATGAGCTGGCCGCCGCCGAGATGGTGAGTATCCATGAACTGCGGCGTGATGACGCTGGAGAGCAGATAGCGGAATTGCTGGTCGTGGCCCCCAAACGACCCGCACTCGTCGACCGCTGCCCGGCGCAGCCCGCCCGCGATGCCGCGAAGCTTTTCCACCTGGGCCCGGTCCTTCGCGGCCTTCAGCAGGATGCGGTAGCCGTTCGGCATCGTCGCAACCAGGTCGAGCCCGTTCATGTTCATTCCGAGCTGGTAGCGCTCATTGAACAGCGTCAGCGTCGGCCACAGGATGCTCTTGGCGTGCTCCTTCGTCAGCGCGACGAACAGCGACGAGTGCCCTGGCCACCGGTGATACTCCTCGAGCAACCACGCCGCGAGCGCATGCGAACCGCCACCGCGGCGGCCTTTTGGCCAGGTTTTCCGCGGAGATGGGTCCTCAAGTGCCGCTCTCTGCTTCGCGTGCAACCCATCCAGAATCCGCCACCACGGCGAGTCGGGGTCGTCCTCTACCAGGCTCTCCTGGATCAGGTCCTCGAGCAGGGTCGAATCGTCATCCGAGATGAGAGCGGGCAAGCCTACGTCTTTCTAGCAGTGTCCTGGTTTGACGTAGGTTCTAGCACGGGGCAGACTGTCATGACATGCCACCGCGTCTGGATCATTGGGGCGACATCGAGGACGAGACTCTCGCCGGGCAAGCGCTGACCGCTACAGCTCGGAAACGGCTGAGCGCCATCTCCAAGCGCAAACAGCGTGCATGCGAATGGCTGAGTCAGTACGAGGGTCTCGGCCTGAACCGGTTCGACGCCGGGGCATACGATGGCGCCGAGGATTACGACTTCATCGACACAGATGCCCAGGGCAACAAGAGCGAAGCGTATCGCCAGACTCACAACTACGGCGCTCGCGTCATGGATGCCATCGACGCGAAGATCTTCTCGCTCGAGCGCACCAAGACGCAATTCGTTGTGAGCGACGGCGGCTGGGCCGTGAAGGCGGCCGCTGTGAAAGCGGGCCGCTTCGTTGAGGGCCAGATGGCTGAGCCGAGCGGCATCTTCAAGGATCTCTGGGAGAGCTGGCGGCATGGCGCGCGGCTGAGCACCATCGCCACCGGCGCGAGCATGATGTGGTTCTGGAGCGACCCCACCCAGGGAAAGATCGTCACCGAGCTGGACGACTCGCTGAACACGTGGGTTGAGACAGGCGGTATGCCGTACGACGGGTACTCGTCGATCGGGCGCATTACGTATTGGGACCCGCGCAAGCTCGCGGCACGCTTCCCGAAGCATCGCGCGGATATCATGGCCGCCGCATCGGACCCGAAGCAGCTCACCCGATGGCGCGAGCTCTACTCCGAGGACGACGACGAAGAGGACAACGACGACTCGCTGCGTGTTCCGTTCATCCAGGGCTGGCGCATGCAGTGGGGCGACCCCGATAAGGGCGGCGTGCCCGGCGTCCAGATGTGTTGCATCCCGGGTCTCGTGCTCGACCGGCGCGACTACGAGAGTAGCGAACCGCCGTGTGTTCGCTTCTGCCCGATGCCGCAATTGGCTGGCGTGTGGGGCAGGACCATCTTCGAGCGATGCGTCGCGGCTGACCGTCGCTACAACGAAATCCTGAACAGCGTCGACAACGCCGAGCGGATCACGCCGAAGGGCGCGCTCGTGTTCGATCCCACATCCAGTGACGAGGAGCAACTGAAGGCCGTCAAGGATGTGATCCTGATTCCGCACACGGGACCGATGGATCGCGCGCCGCAATACACGGCGCCGCCGCCGTTTCACCCCGTCGTGCTCGACCTGCTGAAGCTCCACAAGGATGCCGTCTTTGACCTGCCGGGCATGAACGAGGCGCATGCGACCATGGCTCTCGGAAAGGGTCTGAGCGGCGTCGCGATTCGCCTGCTGAAGCAGGAGGTCTACGAGATCTTCGCTCCGCTCGAAGACGAATTCACCCGCTGCGTCGGGCCCGAGACCGCCAAGCAGATCATCCGTTGCGCCCGCGAGCTTCAGAAGGAAGGTGGATTCACTTCGCTCTGGAAAGGTGGCGGCGAAAAGGGCTGGCTTCAGGAGATTGGCGCGGACGTGTTCGACGTGCTGGAGAAGCACAAGTACCGCGTCGAGCCGCAAGCCGTGAGCGGGAGCGTCAACACGCTCGCGGACAACGTCGAGCTAGCCAAAGAGCTGGTGCAGATGGGCATCATCAGCGGCGAGGCGTACGCCAAGATTCTCCAGACGGGCTACGTCTTCGGTGCGACTGGCACACCGCTGAGCCAAGCTGAGGAGCAGTTCATCGAGCGGCAGATCGACGACTGGATGTATGCCGACCTGGAGACCGCGCGCCGCCGCTACATGGCGCCCGAGATCTGGATGGATAAGGACTACTCGCTGACCCTGAAGGTCGGGGCCGCGTATCTACAGGCTCGCCTCGAGATGATCGACGATATGGATGACCCAGAGGTCACCGCGCGTCTCGGGCTATTCAAGACGTTCCTCTCTCAGCTCACGGCCAACGCCAAAGAGCGAGAGATGATGGCCGCGCAGGCGCAGGCAGCTGCTCAGGGACAGCAGCCGATGCCTACCGCTTAACAGGAGACCCATGGCAGACGAACAGACCGCGGCGCCGCCTCAATCGAGCGCGACGCCGTCAGACTCCGATGACTCAATCATCGGCGACATCCTCAAGGGCGCACCCGAAGAATCGCGCGGCGATGCCGACGGTGGCGATGACGCTGAAGGAGAGCAGACTGAGGATCAGGCTGACGATGAGCACGAGTCGGATGATAGCACATCCGATGACGACGATGCTCCAGCCGATGAAACACCGGCGGAGGATGACGATTCTGCCCCCGACAATGAGTCAGACTCCGCCGCGCTGAAGGCGGCACGTAAAGCGGCGGACGATGGTGACCTGGACACTGCGTTCAAGCTCGCGTTCGGCAAGAAGCCCGAGGAGCTGTTTCCGAACGACAAGCGCTGGACGCAGTGGCGCGCGGCCAACAACAAGCGCGATCGTGCGTTTCAGGCTCGCGAGCAGGAGCTGAATGCGCGAGACCAGCAGGGTCAGCAGTGGGTCACGACACAGCGCCAGCAGATCTCGGGCATCATCGACCAGCTGCGCCCGTACGAGGAGATTCACCAGGCGCGTGTAGCCTTCAAACAATCGGGCGACCCTGAGTTGCTCAAGGCCATCATCGAGAAGACGGCGGAGATGCCGTACGACGAGGCGCAGAAGATCATCCTCACGAAGAGCCGCCGGAGCCCGGGCGAGCGCGCGCTGGCTCAGCAAGTCCAGACTCTGATGCAGAAGCTGGAGGAAGCTGAGCGAAAGAAGACAGAAGAGGCTCAGCAGCTCACCCAGCATCAGCAATACCAGGCCGACCTGGGACTCATCACGAGCACGCTCAGGGGCGAAGTGACGAAGGTCCCGCGCTTCGCGGAGCGAGTCTACCAGGTGCTGGTCAAGACTCGGACCCCGACTGGGCTCAGCATGAGCGTCGAAGAGGCTGGGCAGCGCGTGCTCGCGTCCGAGCGTCGAAAGCTCGCCAAGCATCCGCTCATCAAAAAGCCGGCGCCAAAGCCCGATGTCAGCGAGGCTGCGCGCAAGCTAGCATCTGCCAAGAAGGCCAAGCAGTCGCCGCCGGTGCTCCGACGTGACAGCCGCGGCAACGGCGCAGTCGACGAGAGAAACGAAAGCACAGACGACATCCTGGCCGACATGTTCAAGAACAGCAATCGCCGGAGGGCGCAATGAGCAATCTGCTGGAGCTGGTTACCCGCGACACTCCGGAGCGCGCGCCCGAGGCGCTGGAGGGGCTCCGTGACCGCAACGTGTTCGACTTCGTGCAGTGCGTCCCGTGGAAGCAGGAGCGCCGCGCGATCGCCCTGAACGGCATCCTGGCGCCAACGATGTACGAGATCACGGGCAGCGACTCGAGCCGCGATAAGCCATTCATTGGCGAAGTGCTGAGCACTGGCCCCGGGCTGGCCCCGGAGCGCATATGCGTTCTGCCGGGCGACGTGTTCCTGTGCACGCTCCACAACATCAGCTACCGGCTCACGGAGCGCGGTCGCAAAACCTACATGGTTCGCAACGGCGTCATCTACGCCAAGCTCGACAAGGGGACGATGAACTTGAAACCGCTTCAGGACCTGATTCTGGTGAAACGAAACGAGGAGCGCGCGCTCGCCCACCAGAGCGGCGGCCCTATCTGGCTCCCGACCGACGACGTGACCACCGACGACGTGCGCTCTCCAGCCATCACGGCGGCCTACGGCGAAGTGGTCTCCGTTGGCCCTGGGCGCTACCGTGACGGCAAGTGGAGCGAGCCGCCGTGCCGCGTCGGTGACCTGGTACTCTACGATGCCAGCTACTCGACGTTGCCTGTCACCATCCGCGGCGAGAATTTCACACTCGTGCCCACGCCGCAGATCGTGAAGATAGCGGACGAGGCGGCGCCCTAAAACCGCGGAGGCTTGCGCCAGTCGAACCGGGTCAACAGCATCGAGTCGCGCCAGCCGCGGTCGGTGACGATGCTGGTGAGCCGATCCTGGCGCAGGCTGAGCTTGCGCTGCTCGTCGGCGAGCGCCCCGAATTGGTCGACGACAGCGTCATCCCGGCGCGCCAGGGAGACCAGGTGTCGCTGCACGGTACGCATCGTCCGTCGCTGGCTCACGGCGTCCCATACCAGTCCGATAACCGCTACCCCTAGCGACGCCAGGGCCACTGCTTCAGGCGACATACTGAAGCGTACCACATCGGCCGCCTAAGCGCTGCTCGCTTTCGGGGCAGTGCGCGACTTGCGTGGCTTGCGTGGCGGTCGGAGTCCAGCATCGACCAGCCGTTGCCGGTCCTCCGTGATGAGCCGCCGCACGTAGTCGCTGAAGCTCTCAGCGTGATACTCGGCGAGCGCCTTGGCGCAGTCGTCCTCTTCCTCTGTCACCCGTATCTGCCAGAGGACGGTGCTCGCCTGCGTGGTGCCTGGTCTGCGGTTCATCGCCTTGCGTCATTACAATGGCAGGACGTTTGAGTCCAGCGAGCCATCCCACAGCGGCCTACTGTATTTACAGATTGTGTCGAAACTGTGTTGCACATGTGCATCATGGGCGCATAATCGTAATTACAATCACAGGGAGGGTGGTACTGTGGCGGACGATAGCCTGATCAGAGAGGCTCTCGCGGAGTCGGAGCGTCAGCGGCGGAGGCGCCGTGCGCGCCGGGTGCGCTGGACGGATTTGGACAAGGAGCTTGCGGCTCAAGCCCTGGCTGAGATCGCGGGTGAAAAGGGGTCTGATGAGTAGATGGGAATTGCCGGCCGAGCTTACATTGAGTCGCCTCGCGGAAAAGTGGCTTGAGGACATCGCCTCGGTGATCGACCCGGAAACGGCGTCGCTGTACCGGCTGCACATGAGGACGCACCTGTGCCCCCACTTTGGCGACGATCCGCATGCCGTCCGGACGGCTTCGATTGCCGAGTATGGACGGTCACGGCTGAGAACGGTTAAGCGCGCGACACTGCAAAAGGAACGGTCGACGCTGCGTGGCTTTTTGGCATGGTGCGAAGAGCAGGGGTACCTGGTCGACGCGCCCGAATTCCCGAAGCTCCCGCGCAAGGCTATCGGGACGGCGTTCGCTGTGCGCCGCCGGGGCCAAGCTACCGACATCTCCCTGGAGGAATGCGAGGCGCTCATTGCGGCGCTCCCGCGCTGGACGCGCCCGCGCACCGACCAGCCATCGTTCCCGGTCCGGGCCCGGTTCGTGGTCGCATTCGAGACCGCTCTGCGCCCGGCTACCCTCGACGCGCTCTCGGTCCCGGAGCACTACTCCCGCGGCTCGAGCACGCTGACCATCACGGACGACATCGACAAGGCTCGGTTCGGCCGAGTCCTGCCGCTGACGCCCGCGGCGCGCGCCGCGCTCGAGAGCGTCTGTCGGCCCGGGATCACCGGCCTGATCTTCGGGAGCCATGACTATCGGTGGCAGCTCAGGAAGGCCGCCAAAGCGGTTGGGCTCCCGGCGGCGAAGCTCCGTACCTTCTGCGCCTACGACCTCCGCCACGCCCGGCTGACTGAGCTCGCCGAGGGTGGGAACCTGACCGGGACGGCCTACGTGGCAGGGCACCGCCGGGTCACTACCACGGCGCTGTACGTCAAGCCGGGGCTCCGCGCCGGCGAGCGCGCGCTCGAACAGGCCGAGCGGTCGCGCGCTAGCAGCGGGTCTTTTCCAGTGGGATTGCTTAAGTCTCCGAAAGTTCAAGGATTGTGCGAAGGAGAGGACTCGAACCTCCACGGCCTTTCGGCCGCTAGCACCTCAATCCACCGGAAGGCTGCGCACAACCTAGACGCGCATGCGCTGCGCAGCGAGGCCGTAGCCATCCTCGCGGCCGCCGCCTCTGGAGAGAGCGTCGATGAAGACCGCGTCAGGGCATTGGCGCTCGGCGCCATCGCGATGACGCCCGTCGGCAGGCTCTCGCTGGCTGTCCTCGAGGGCGGCGACTTCGCTCCGCGCCGCACCATCGAGCTTGCCCGGTTGCTCGCCGAGTCCGCGCCTCGCGCGCGCCGCGAGGAGGGTCCTCGATGAGGGGGAGGATCCGGACCGTCAAGCCGGAATTGTTCAAGAGCGAGAAGCTCTGGGACCTGCAGGTGCAGACCGGGCTTCCCCTCACTCAGGCGTTCATCGGCCTGTTCTGTTACGCCGATCGGGAGGGTCGATTCGAGTGGCGCCCCCGCGCGCTGAAGAGCGACGTGCTCCCGTACTGGGATGGCGACTTTGAGGAGGTGCTCAAGGCACTTGCATCGAAGATGTACATCGTACGCTACACAGTCGCCGGTAAGGACTACGGATTTATCCGTGACTGGCGCCTGCACCAGGCCATCGGGAACAAGGAGGTTCCGAGCGAGATACCTTCTCCCTCGGACCACGCCAAGGCTTCCTTGGAAGCTTCCGAGGAAAACTTGGAAGCTCCCGAGCGGAAGGGAAGGGAAGGGAAGGGAAGGGAAGGGGAATGGGAAGGGGGTATGGGGGACTTCGCTCCGCCTTCGGCTCCGCTCGACTCCCACGATGCAACGCCGTTGCACCGTGACGAGGATGGTGATTGCCGGACCGCAGTAGGGGCTAGAATCGCCCCGGAGCCATCGGTGGCACCCAAGCCACGTCCAAAGAGCAAGCGGCCCTCCACGAGCCTGCCAGACGACTTCGTCCCGAACGACAGCGCCCGCTACCTGGCGCGTACACTGTCAGTGGATTTGGAGCTGGAGTTACCAGCGTTCGTCGATCACCACCGAGCGCGGGGTTCGACCTTCAGCGACTGGCAGGCGGCGATGCGCACCTGGATCCGGAACAGCGCCAAGTGGGCCGTGCCGAAGAGCGGGCGGCGCGCGTCGGAGCAGGACGAGCGTCTGAGCGAGCAGGCGAAGCGCGTAGCCATGCTGCGCGCGCAAGAGGCTGAGGACGAGCGGCGAGCCTCAGGAGGTGGGACGTGAAGAAGTCCGACGCAGCCGAGCTCGTGATGCTCCTGCTCGGCGCCTACCCGCACGCCAAGGTGCATTCGCGCACGAGCCAGGTCTACGAGACGATGCTGGCCGACCTGGACGTGGAGAGCGCTCGCGCTGCCGTGCAGCGTCTCATCACGACGAGCAAGTTCATGCCGACGGTCGCTGAGGTTCGAGCCGCGGCGGCTGATCTGGAGCGCGGCCCGGTGCGGAGCGGCGCCGATGCGTGGCTCGATGTGCTGGCGCAGATTCGGAGCGAGGGCTACTGCGGCGCTCCGCGGTTCGATGATGCGATCGTGACGGCGCTGGTCGAGCGGTGGGGCTGGAGCAGGCTATGCCTAGAGGGCTCTCTCGAGGCGGACCGCGCGCGTTTCATCGAGGCATACGACTCGCTCGCTAAGCAGGCACGTGACCGTGAAGTGAGCGGGCTCGCATTGCCATCGGCGCCAGCGAGCAAGCGTCTCACGAAGGGGGCAGCGTGACTTTCGCGAATCGACTGATGGCAGACCCGGATGCACTTGCGCGGTCTCTCGCGAGACGTCACAACTTGGTCTGTAATGACGGTTCAGTCGTCTGCTGGAATTGCAGGCGTGAATCAGCGCTGATGCCGTCTCTGCATTGCGGCGCGTGCCTCGGGGAAACATGGCGCAGGCTCGGAATCATCGAGCCACGATGCGAGCAGCGAGAGCAGACGGAAGACGACAAGCGCCTGATGGCGCCATTAACAGGAGCAGCAGAAGAACATGAGCAAAGCAACGAATAAGACGGTTCTGGTCACCACCGCGCATCGCGGAGTCTTCTGGGGGCGTATCGAATCTAAGCGCGACAAGGGCCGGACCTTGGTTCTGTCGGGCGCACGAAATGCCATCTACTGGGCCACGACCAAAGGATTTGTCGAGCTGGCGCAGGTGGGCCCGAACAAGTCGAGCAAGATTGGCATGGCAGCTACGCGCATCACGTTGCACGACGTGACGAGCGTCACCGAGTGCACCGAAGCCGCTGCGAGGGCTTGGGAGGCCGCGTGAAGCCAAGAACGCTTCGTGTGGTCACTGTCGATGACATCGTACGCGGTGGAGCGTGCCTGGAAGGAACCTTAGCCTGGAGGGACGCAAAGGCGCCGCTATGCACCGCGATCAGTGTGGATGAAGCACTGGGCCTGGCGAGCGCGGAAGAGGCGCAGTATGTCGCCATGGCCTCGGGGCGAGCAGGCAACGGCGACGGCGACGGCAACGGCGACGGCAACGGCTACGGCTACGGCAACGGCTACGGCTACGGCTGCGGCGACGGCGACGGCTACGGCGACGGCGACGGCAACGGCTACGGCTACGGCTGCGGCAACGGCGACGGCAACGGCGACGGCGACGGCAACGGCGACGGCTACGGCTACGGCAACGGCTACGGCAACGGCTACGGCTACGGCTGAACATCGAACATGCGGGCGTCGCTCGAGCCGCGCGGCGCCCGCCGAAAGGAACCAATGTCAGAACTGAAACCAGGATGGGCCGACAAGATGCCCAAGACGATTCAAGAGGAGCAACAGCAGCGCGAGGAGATGGGCTGGAAGCCGCGCAAGGCGTGGAGATTGAATGGCGACCTGCAACAGGCATCGAGGTTACGCGGCGCGCATGCGCCAAAGCGACCCCTGCCCAAGCTTGAGTTTCCGGAGGACGAATGAGCGCAAACCTAAACGAGTGGCGCGACCGTGCGCACACGCTGGCACTGGACAAGGGCTGGTACGATGACCGCAACGTGCGTGACCCGCAGTCGCTCGGCGCGGCGCTGGCGCTAATTCACAGCGAGGTGAGCGAGGCGCTCGAAGACGTGCGGCGCGGCAAGATGGCGCTGGAGTACGAAGCCGTGACCGGAAAGCCCACGGGTCTTCCGAGCGAGCTCGCCGACGTGCTGATTCGCGTGTTCGACCTGTGCGGCGCGCTGGGTGTCGACATCGACATGGCAGTTCGGATGAAACATGCATTCAACCAGACGCGGCCACAGCGTCACGGAGGGAAGGCGCTGTGAACCACGACGAGATCATCAATGCAGCGGCGGAGCACTTCAACGTGAGACCGTGCGACATCCTGGGCCCGGGGCGCGAGAAGAGCAGGATTCGCATGAGATTCATCACGGCGGCGCTGGTCCGAGAGCGACTCGACGTGAGCTACACGGAGCTGGCTCGAATCCTGGGTTACCGCGATCACACGTCGGCCATGCATGCCGTGCGTCACGCTCGTCTGAAGCGCGAGGCCAACCAGCGATGGTCGGATGACTTCAGCGCCATTGAGCGAGCGCTGCTGACGTGGCGTGAAGAGGCCGAGATTGAAAAGCTGGAGATTGGTGCGTGATCCCATACTCCGAGTTTCTGTCCAGGAAGGCACTCACGCATCAGCCGAGCGGTCTCGCTGATGATGTGGTTCTGAGCGACAAGCTAAAGCCGTTTCAGGGCCACGTCACGCGCTGGGCGCTGCAACAGGGACGCGCAGCCGTCTTCGCTGATTGTGGGCTTGGCAAGAGCTGGATGGCGCTGGAGTGGGCGCGATCCGTTGTCGAGCACACTGGACGACCGGTGCTGATTCTGACTCCGCTCGCGGTGGCGGCGCAGTTCATCCGAGAGGGTCAGAAGCTCGGCGTCGATGTGGCGTCGGCGTTCTTAGGAACGAGCGATCGGGAATGGTGGTGCCCCGGAGTATGGGTCGCGAATTACGAGAGCCTCCACAAGCTCGACCGACTCATCCCGCAACTCGGAGGCGTGGTGCTGGACGAATCGTCGATTCTTAAAAACTTCACTGGCAAGACACGCAACGCGCTCATAGAGACGTTCAAGCCGGTTCCGTATCGGCTAGCGTGCACAGCGACTCCGAGCCCGAATGACCCGGTGGAGCTGGGCAACCACGCGGAGTTTCTCGGCGTCATGCGGCACGTCGACATGCTCAATCGATTCTTTGAGCACGACGCCGGTGACACGGGTTCATGGGTACTCAAGGGGCACGGGCGCCGTCCGTTTTGGCGATGGGTTAGTAGCTGGGCGATGTGCCTACGCAAGCCGAGCGACATAGGCTTCAGCGACGAGGGATACGACCTGCCGCCACTCGAGATGCGCGAGCATGTCGTGGATGTGGACCAGCATATGGCGCGCCAGGCAGGGATGTTGTTCGCATTCGAGGCCTCGACGCTGAGCGAGCAGCGCGAGGTGCGGAGAGCATCAATCGAGGAGCGCGTGGCGAAGGCGGCGCAGCTGACGCGCGACGATGAGCAGTGGCTGGTGTGGGCTGGGTTGAACGACGAGAGCACGGCGCTGGTGAAGGCCATCCCGGGAGCGGTGGAGGTCACTGGCTCTGACACGGCGGAAGCGAAGGAACAGCGAGTGCTCGACTTCATCGACGGCAGGATTCGCGTTCTGGTGTCCAAGGTGTCAATCGTGGGCTTCGGGGTGAACCTGCAATGCTGCGCGCGGCAGGCGTTCGTCGGCGCCGACCATAGCTTCGAGGCGCTGTACCAGGCCGTGCGCAGGAGCTGGCGATTCGGTCAGACGCGGCCGGTGCATGCGCACCTGATACGCACGAGCGCAGACGGTGCCATCGTGGAGAACATGCGCCGCAAGAAGGATGAATTCGAGCGGCTGCATCGAGAGTTGGCGGAAGCGGTTAACGGGAGGACGACATGAAAGATCAGGGACGTGGATGGGAGCTGACCAACGGAGATTCGTGTGAATGGCTGCCGTCGTTGCCAGAGAATTCGGTGGACTTGGCGGTCTTCTCGCCGCCATTCGCGTCACTGTTTGCCTACTCGGACTCACCGAGGGACCTGAGCAACAACGACACTTACGAACAATTCGGCGAGCACTACGGCTTCATCGCACGCGGGCTAGCTCGGGTCATGAAGCCAGGGCGCATCGTCGCCGTGCATTGTATGGTCCTTCCGACGAGCAAGGCGCGGGACGGGTACATCGGCTTGCGCGACTTGCCCGGTGACCTGGTCCGGTGGCATCAGGAAGCCGGCTTCATCTTCCACTCCAAGACGGTCATCTGGAAGAATCCTGTGGTCGCGATGCAGCGCACGAAGGCGCTTGGGTTGCTCTGGAAGCAGCTGAAAAAAGACAGCGCCATGAGCCGGCAGGGCCTGCCCGACGAGGTCCTGATGTTCCGCGCGCCAGGTGACAACCCGGACCCGGTGACGCACACGGCTGAAGAGTTCCCAGTCGACCAGTGGCAGCGCTGGGCCAGTCCCGTGTGGAGCGACATCGACCAGAGCGATGTGTTGCCGTGCCGAGCCGCGAAGGACGAGGACGACCAGAAGCATCTGTGCCCGCTACAGCTCGAGGTCATCCGGCGCTGCGTGAGGCTCTGGAGCAACCCGGGCGACTTGGTGCTTAGCCCGTTCGCTGGCATCGGCTCGGAGGGCTACGTGGCAGTGCAGGAGCGGCGGCGGTTCACCGGATGCGAGCTGAAGGCGAGCTACTACCGGCAGGCAGTCGGGAACCTGCGCTCTGCGGAATCCGCGCCTCTCGATCTGTTCCATTCTGTCGCTGCACAAGAGCCCATGTACGACAAAACTGAATCTCCCACGTGAGAAGTTCTGGACTGTAATGACGTTGTCATTACAATCATGAGTGGAGGCAGGGACGATGCACACTTTCATCATACTGGGCGACGAGATTCTTACGCTGGATACGGCAGAAGAGCGTGATCTTGCGGCGCGCTGGATGCGCGAGGCCCATGTCGAGCGATGCAGCGTCTACCGTGGTGGTCCCGAGGGAAACGAGTCGCCAGAGGGGCGCGATTTCGGGTCAGACGGGTGCTTTCACTATGACGGTATGACTGGCTGAACTGGAGTGGAGATGACCAAGGCAGACATTCTCAGAGTATTGGACCGGGTTCCGATGAACGCGCACGTGGTGTTCGTGGCGCCGCCGACGGACAGTATCTGGGTGACCGACTCAGAGCTGGAGCACGAGATCAAGGGCGCGTTCACGGTGAGCGGTATGCGCGGGCTGACCGTGGTTCTGACGGACGGCATGGTCCCGAGCGACTACGATGACCTGGAGACGGTGTGATGGCGACGAGGGGAAGGAACGTGGCGACGACGCCTCCTCCGCCTCCAGAGCGCCACGCGACTGAGGTCCGGGTGCAGGCGGACAAGCTGGAAGAGTTTGCGCAGCGCATCCTGGCTCGCGTCAGTGAGCTGCGGGAGTCAGCGAGCAGGTTGGAGGGCGGGCGATGAGCAGCAAGAGCATCCGGTTGCGCCAGCAAGAAACGGCGCAGCGTTCGTTTGAGCACCACCTGTGTGAGCTGCAGGTGGATATCTCGCGCGGCGTCCCAGTCCGGCATCTCTGGGTCCGTGTCGAGTTGCTCGAAGAGCTGGTTGGGAAAACTGGCGGGACGCTGGTGACCGAGATCTACCGCGAGAAACTTGGCGCCATGGTTGACGTGGTTGGCCGGCGCGACATCGACCATCGGGCTCGTATTCAGGCATCCCCATTGCGGCTGCTGCGTAGCCACTGTGAGGCCAGCCGTGGCCAATGAGAGTTGCCCAGTGTGCGGCGCGCCGCCGAGCGTGACGAGCCTGGGGGCATTCGGGTGGCTGGCGTGTTGCAGCGCCTGTTACGACGAGGACCCAGAGGCGCCATCCTGGACACACATGCAGGGCATCGGTGAGACGCACGAACGTGCGGTCGAGAGCTGGCTGGTCACCGCGCGCGAGTTCTGCGCCATCGACGAGATACCGCCACTGCGCATCAACTACGCGCTGAACTTCATGTGGCGCGATCTGGCGATTCAGATCATCGACGAGTCGGAGCGGCAGGAGAGCTGGGTCGACGAGTGGGCACTGGAGGGCGGACGAATCACCGAGCACCGCTACGGACCGGAGCAGTCATGCTGACCCGGTACGTCGACCACGAGGAGCCGACGGCGCTGAACCTGGAGCCGTACCTCGATACCGAGGAGCCGACGCTGGAGATGGCGCTGAGCAAGAGCGACGCCGTGTACGAGGCGCACGAGGGGATACGGGCAGGGAACCTGGAGGCGGCCGGAGCGTGGCTCTGGATCGCAGGGAGCTTGTGATGGCAGCGGAGCAGCAATCGGGTCGCGTGTGCCAGTGTGGGTGTGGTCGCCCGATCGAGAGGAAGCGAAAGAACGCGGTGCTACGGATCGACTGTCGAGCCCGCCGCGATTCGCAGTTGCACGCCGCTCGACATGCCGTGCGACGGAAGAAGCAAAACGAAGAGCGGCTCGCGTTGAACCAGTGTCAGCGACGGTCGATTAGTCGCGTGTCCTGGCGCGATGATCCAAATCGGCGGCAGGCACTGTGCCGGATGTGCTTCGGGATGCCATGGGCTCGGGCGCCGTACCGGTACAACGAATCGACGGCGTACGCATTGATTCCGGTGTCAGACGAGTCGATGCGGTGTTCGGGATGCGGAGAGCCGTGGGCTCCGGAGCCGCCGGTGGCGCTTCAGGACACGCTGTCGTCTAGCGCCGGAATGGTGGCGCGACACGGCGACTTGCACAGCATCAACTTCAACACGGACTGGGGCACGAAGGGCAAGCAGGGAGGCAAGTCGAAGTATGGTCGCTGAGCAAGCTATCGGAGATGGGTACGCTAGCATTGCGCTGGTCGACCTGAGTTACCTGTTCAAGAAGAATTGGCACGGCATGCCGCGCGACTCGGCGCCGGGCGCCGCTGCTCAGCAGACACTCGAGCAGCTCGCTGGCATCCGGGAATCGGTGGAGCACGTCATCGTTTGCCTCGATTCTCCGCCGTACAATCGCAAGCAACTCGACCCGCAATACAAGGCGCAGCGCGAGAAGCCGGCGGACGAGGAGGTGAGCCAGAAGCGTTGGCTGCTCGATCGCATCGAGAGAGATGGGTTCCGAGTCGCCAGGGCGAAAGGCTACGAAGCAGACGACGTCATCGCGACGCTGTGCAAAACGTACTGGTGGTGCCCGGACGTGCGCATCATCGGAGCTGACAAGGATTGCGCGCAGTGCGTCACCGAGAACGTGCGCATGTTCGTACCTGCCGTAGGCCAGCGCCCGGCAGAGGTGCGCGGCCCGGCGGAGATCAAGGCAAAGTTCGGCGTCGAGCCGAAGGACATGGGCTTGTGGCTCGCGCTGGTCGGAGACTCGTCGGACAACATCCGCGGCGTGCCCGGAATCGGACCAAAAAAGGCAGCCGAGCTGATTCAGAACTGCGTCAACCTCATCGGCATTGGCGAAGCGATGGCAGACGCGGCGAGCGAAGAGAAGCCCAGCGCGATGTGGAAGAGCCTGGCGGCGCATTGGGAAGCTCTCCAGCTCGGGGTGAAGCTGACGGCGCTAGACACGGCGGTCCCGCTGGATGGGGTTGAGCTGCTGGAGAAACGACAACCGCAAAAGCTGGTGGAGGATGACATGCTGGAAGAGGACGTGGGCGAGGAGACTGAGGCGTCGGGCAAGGGCGTGGCTGAGGCTGAGTTTGACCCGATATCGCGCGCGCCGGAGGGCTACGTTGTGCCACCGGTGACTGATTCGGCGAAGGCTCCAAGCGAGCCACCAAAGGCCCCAACGACGGCACTGGCCAAGTCGGGCTCGGTCACTGAAGATCTGCAGCCGCTCGACTTGGAGGCGGGGTATCGGCTCGCCAAGGCGATCCACAATGGGCGCATGTACGGCAAATTCCCGAGCGACATGGCCATCTTTACAATCATCGTGAAGGCTCGCGAGCTAGGGCTGAAGATCACCACGGCGCTGGACGGCTTCCACGTCATCGATGGTAAGCCCAGCCCGAGCGCGGATATGATGCGAGCCCTGGCCGAGCGACACCCTGAATGCGAGTACTTCCGCATCATCGAATCCAGTGATGAGAGCGCAACGTGGGAGACGAAGCATCGTCGGTATCCTGAGCCGACTCGCTATACTTACACGATAGCAGAGGCGAAGCGCGCCGGTCTTACGAGCGGCAATTGGGCGAAGCGTCCGCGCGATATGCTGACAAAAACAGCTGCCTCAAAGCTTGCGCGGCTCGTGTATCCTGGTGCGACTGTCGGGCTTTACTGTCCCGAGGAAATGGGGGACGCGGCGTGACCAGTCCACCACACGGAGGGACGGTTCCCCGCCCAACGACCACCGATGAACTGCGCAAGATGTGCGTGCTGTCCATCTGCGACGACTACGACGATGATCGTCTGGCGGAGTTGCTTGCTGAACCGGATGCGCTGACTGCACTGTTATCTATCCCCCGGCGTGACGCAGTTCACGTCCTGGCGGGTGTGTTGCCGCAACAACAGCGCATTGAGTGGGCGCAGGCCAGCGCGCGACGTGCCGCGGAATATGCAGCCTACGCCGCCGACGCCGCCGACGCCGCCTACGCCGCCGACGCCGCTGTCC